GCGTTTCTCAGACTCAATGGCCTGTCCTCGGACTTCCTCGGCGACAAGGGCGGCGAAGCGTTCAAACACCGGGGCAAGATCACGCTCAACCCATGTCATGTGGTCAAACATTGCGCCAGCCTCCTGCGCCATGCGGATGATGTCTTCGCGGTTCATACGGACTTCTCCAACGTGAGTTTCGATTTTGCCCGGACTTTCCCAACGTGAGCATTGGATTTAGCCGGAACTTCTTCTACGTGAGCATCGGGCTTACCCGGCACAAGGCCCGCATGCAGCGCGGGTGCCAGTGCTTCGATCATGCCCAGCACCTCGATCAAGCGGACTGCGGATGCCGCGGGCTTGCGCTCCCCCTTGATCCACTTGCGAAGGGTAAACACTGGCACGCCCAGATATTCAGCGGCCCGGGGTTCATCGAGACCCAGGCGGGCCATTAAATCGGTATAAGGGTTCATTGAATCGGTCTCCAAGGGAAAGCCCCCGGGATTGACCGGGGGCAGGGGTTACAGGGTTACAGATCAAGTAGCAGGACAATCAAGCCCGCAAGACACACGAGGGTCAGATAAAGGGCGAAGGTCAATCATTGGCCTCCGCTTCTTCACCGCGTTCGATGGCTGCGAAAATCACGGACTTGTCGTAGTCACTGCTCACGCTGGGGCACGGGTAGTGCCCAGCCAGCCGGGCGAAGCAGTCGAAGAAGAATTCTTTGTATTGCTCCAAATCGCGGGCGTCCTGTTCCCGCTCCTTCTCGTCTGGGATGTCGTCGAGTTGGGCTTGCAGGGCGTCCCGCTCAGCCTCAAGGGCTGCAACACGGGCGAACAGTTCAGCGGCCATGGTGAACCCTTCAGCATATGCAATGCGCTCAGCTTCGACGGGTTCGAGTTTCAACAGGTCAATCATGGTTATTTACTCCGGGTTATGCGGTCAGGGCTTCACGAATGCGGGCGACTTCGGCCCGGGCGGTGTCCAATGCTTCATCTTCCAGTTCTTGCGCGACTTCGGACAAGTAGGCGTTACCTGCTTCGGAAAAGTTGCACTCAATTCCCCAAAGGCTTGCGGCATGGTCTGAAAGTTCAACACTGTTGCGGGACACAGACAACACCACGCCTACATAAAACCATTCATCATTGCGCCAGCGTGCAAAGTCATATGGTGAATAGCACTCAAAGTCATCGGGCCTTGTGTCGCAGTCAAAGACCAAACGGGCTACAAAATCAAAGCCCTCGCGGGTCCATTCGATGCGGTCTCCCTCGAAATCAAAGCCCTCGCGGGTCCATTCGATGCGGTCTCCCTCGCAAGCGTAAACGGGGAACTGGGGAAAGTCGTGTTTCTGGTTCATGATTTAAGCCTCCTCGGGTTCTTCGACTTCGCAGCAGGCGCTGCATCCGTTGCCGTCAGTGTCGTTCCACTGCTTCGAGGCGAACTCCTCCATCTCCCAATAGGTGTCGAAGTCGAACTCCTCGCCACAATTCGAGCAAGACCAGTTCCACGCCACATCGAACCCAATGGAGCAATACACGCACCCGGCCCAGTCCTCATCCCAGACCCAGACATTGCCGGAATTCTGGTTCACGCCTGCTTGGGTGTGCTTACTGGTGCTCAGGCCAGCCAGCCGAATGGCCTTGAGGCACTCGGCCAGCCGATCAAGGTCTGCGCCTTGGAACTGTTCGAAAAGGTTTGATTCGCTCATGGTTACATCTCCAGTGGTTACAGGGTTACAGGGAAAACAGAAACACGGTCACAAGGTACAGGGCAATCAGTGCCACTGCGGCACCCAGCACAATGCGCACGGGTCCGGGTTCACGCTCAAGGGGGCGCGGGTGCAGATCGATGTAGGTCAGGCGGTGCTTGTTCATGGTTACAGTCCTTTCACGGGTTACGGGTTACAAGGTGCGGGGCTTGCGCCCCGCGGGTTAATCAGCGTTCATACTGGGCGCGAATAGCTTCGGCTTGCTCACGGGTACGGCCAAAGTAGGGATGCCCGGATTCGCCCTCAGCGCACCAATCATTGATCCCCGCATCAATCTGCGCCTCAAGGCACATATCGGAGAATGAGGGGTTCAGAATTTCATAGGCGGGTTCGAGGCGGGTCATGATCAAGTCCTTTCAAAGTTACGGGTTACGGTGGAATAGACTGTAACCCGCTGGGTTTGTTTTGTCAAGCATCATGGGCAAAGATGTGTCTAGGTGCTTTCCCTGACCCGCTGGGTTGCCTTTTGGCACTGTGACAATTGTGCCTTTTGGTTCAAGGGGTCAGTTTTGAGGAAAACGCGCATCGAATAGAAAAAAGGTCAAAATTCGATGTCTTGCGCGAAAGGCACATTTGTCACTGACCCCTCGATTCTTCCGCATTGTGAAACCCTGAACCCGCTGGGTTTGACCCATTGGAAATCCCCAGACCCGTTGGGTTCAGGGTTCCGCGGCCCCTCAAGCGGCCCAGGCGCCCAGCGGGCACACTGACCCAGCGGGTTCCGGGTGCATGGCGTTGCACTTGATCCACTGGGTTCCGGGTGCCCCGGGGGTCCGCGGGTTTGCGGCATCCGGGCGCCCGCGGGTGAATCGGAAACCGGGAATCCGGCCGAGGGGGCGGGGGAGGGCCGACGGCAACTTGGTTCTGTAACTAAGGTGCCGCGAACAATTTTTTATTTTTTCCAGAACCACGGAATCTAATTACCCAGCGGGTTCAGTAAACTCAATTGCACCCCGTTGAATCCGCTGATACACTCCCATCCACTATGGAACAAGGCAACCCTCAATCCGTAGGCACGGCTGTCGCCAGTGAACAATCTCTTCCAAGCTGGCTGTCGTGCCCTGACCCCAAGCCACCGAAGCTCCCAGCAGAGTCGCGGGAGCTTCTGCACGCCCAGTACCAGCAGATCTTCGAACGGGTCATCGAAGACATCTATCGTGGGCGCTCACTTCAGTCCTTGATCGAGGACGATTACCGGCTCATCAGCTACGAGGACTTCCTGCGCTGGGTCAAGCGTGACCCGATGCGCCATGAGCGGTTCAAGGAGGCGCAGGAGATGCGCACCGAGTTCCTGGCTGGTGAGATCCTCGAGATTGCAGACGGGGTAGAGGCGATCGACCCCTCGAGCAGTGACACGGTCAACCGCGACAAGTTGCGCATCGACACGCGCAAGTGGCTCATGGGTGCTCACAATCGCAAGCGCTATGGTGAGACCAAACAGATCGAGGTGGCTGGGTCCATCTCGATCACCGAGGCGCTAACGCAGGCACGCCAGCGAGTCATTGATGCTGAAGTGGTGGACGTTGAACCCAGAAGGTTGGAGAACGAGTCGTGAACCACGTTTACCCGCTCAACGACTTACGCGACCATATCATCGAAGGGCGTGACTGCTGGTGTTGCCCCGAGTATGACGAGGAGCACGATGTGTTGATTCACAACTCGTTGGATCAGCGAGAGAAGTACGAAGCTGGTGAACTCAAGGAACACTGATGCAGCGACTCAGATACACCCCCGAGGAGGAGCAGCTGCTCATGACGCAGCTGTGGTCGCCGCAGATCGCAGACAACGCGAGGTGCTGCGGGAGATTGCCGACTTCATCAAGGACAACAAGGGTAAGCTGAACGCTGGTGAACTGATCGACGCCCTGCGCCAGTCGGTGTCATCGGGCCGCGGGGTGGGGAAGTCAGCACTCGTGTCGTGGCTGATCCTGTGGATGCTCTCGACTCGCATCGGCTCGAGTGTGGTGGTGTCGGCCAACAGCGAGACGCAGTTGCGCACGGTCACCTGGGGTGAGTTGACTAAGTGGGCCACCATGGCGATCAACGCCCACTGGTGGGAGCCGAGCGCCACCAAGCTGGCCCCCGCTGCCTGGCTGACTGATTTGGTTGAAAGGGACTTGAAGAAGGGCACCCGGTACTGGGGTGCTGAGGGTAAGCTCTGGTCCGAGGAGAACCCAGACGCCTATGCCGGTGTCCACAACATGGACGGCATGATGGTGATCTTCGACGAGGCCAGCGGTATCCCTGATCCGATCTGGTCCGTGGCCGCGGGGTTTTTTACCGAGAACATTCTCGACAGGTACTGGCTTGCGTTCTCCAACGGTCGGCGCAACAGCGGGTTCTTCTACGAGGCGGTCGACGGCAACAAGCGGGAC